GCCATTTCCCGAAGGCCGAATGTCCGCCCGTGGCGCGCCAGCGGCCCTGGTTGCCCGTCGTCAGACTGAGGCTTGTCCGCTCGTTCCAGCCCGTTCCAGGACCAAGGGCGCCGAGGTTCGCCTCCCATGTCCAGGCTGGAGAACTGACGGCCCAGAACTTCTTGCCGGCGAACTGGTAGACGGAGGCCTCGATGACGTTCCCCGCCCTGCTCTGCGCTTCGATCAGGCGGTCGAGATCCGGCGGCGAGACCTTCTCGGGTGCAAGCGACCCGTATTTGCACCAGTAGACGCCGAAGTCCTGGGAGACCCATAGGAGCTGGTCGAAGCCCGACTCGTGCCCCGCAATTGCGGTCGGCTGCAGGAGACCGTAGGGCAGCACCACGAGCCGGCTGTAGGGGAACGCCGGGAAGGCCTGCGCCGTGTCCTGCCAGACCTCGATGTGTTTGTCCGTGAAGCCGAACAGCAGGCCCGAATAGGGAATGACCCGCTGGCCGATGACGTCGGAGCGCGACTGCAGCGTGATGAACGTCAGCGCGTTCATCGTCAGGCTATTGATCTGCGTCGCGAACACCTGCGCGTTGGACAGGCCGAAGAACAGATAGCCGTCCTGGAAGCACACGCTGTTGGGCTGCGGGAGGACGCCGCCGCCGTTGTAGGCAACCGGCGCACCCGACGTCAGGTCAAACGCGCCGTTGTCCGGATCGACGACGACGATGTTGGGCGTGGTTGCCTGATTGCGCGCGAAGTAGACCCGTTTCGTGCCGGCGAGCGCCCCCAGTTGCGTGACCGTGCCGGCGGAATTGACGGTCGACACGTTGCCCGACCAGGCGGCATAGGAGAGGTTGTTGACCAGGAGGCCGCCGCGGTATCCGGTGTTGGTCGTGCCCGCGAACTGCGAGAGGCCCGGCGAGCGATGAAAGGCCGCTTTCGACGGCCCGTCGGGGCCAAGCGGTTCGGCATGGCAGTTGATAAGCCGCCCGGCGGATTCCTGCGGCGTCGCGCCGGGGAAAGTGCTAAGCGGGAATTTGATATCTATCGGGCCGCGCGAGGACATCAGAAGTATTCGACCCGCAGCCGCTCGAACGTCGGCCGCCCGCGCGTGATCTGCTTGAGCGACATCGCGGCAGCGCCGGTGCCCGGCGGGATCCCGAGCCCCTGTTTCTTCAGCTTGGCATAGTCGTCAGGCGTGACGCCGAATTTGGTCGCGCACTCGCCCGCCATAATGTCGGCGAGGTCGATGAAGTATTCCGCCGGGATGCTGTTCGGGTCCGGGACATAGGCGATTTCTTTGGCCGCCAAGGTGCGCAGGGTGGCGTCGAACATCGCCTGCACATAGGCGGTGTCCTCCGGGTCTTGCGCTTGGCCGACTGCGAGAACGCCTAAGCGCGCGAGCGTTTCCGTGATAAGGTCGGACTGATTCCGGAAACGGCCAGCAGTTGCCATGGAGACTCAACTCGATGATGAACAGGCGCGGATTGCTGACGGGGCTAGGAGCGCTGATCGCCGCGCCCGCGATTGTGCGGGCGGGGTCGCTGATGCCTGTGAGGCGGCCGCCATTGACATGCGCGCCAATGCACTACGTCGTCTATGTGCACCCCATGATCATCCGCAACCTGATGGACGCGGATCTTCTCATCAAGGGCGCCATGGACGGCGGGACCGCATTGCTCGATGGAGACTTTATAGACGTGCGCCCGCTCGTAAGCGGCCGGATACTCGGACCGATAATCCTCGATGCCTAAGCCGCCATGAAATCCCGGGTGGCCGCGACGTCCACCTCGTCCGAATCGCTGACGGTCCCTTCGTTGGCCTCCGTCCACTCCGCGCCGGGCGGCGGCACGACACGGGTAGACACCTTGCGCTTGGCCCGCTTGCCGTCCACCTCGAACGATGGATTTCCGCGCGCCATGTCGCCCATGAACACGGCCTTTTCCTTGTGCTTCGTCAGCGTCTCGCCGTTCTGTCCGGGCAATTCGATCGGCAGAAGTTGCGTCACATGATGGGCGGGGTTCTTCGGATCGAGTTCGACCGGCTCGTTAGCGCGGAACACGATCCCGTTCCATTTCGTGACCGGGGGATCCCAGTGGCTGGACGTCGGCTTGCCCTTGGCATCCAGCACGAAATGTTCAAGCGGGCGATAGATGACGGTCACGGTGGACTTATTCGCAGGCTTTGCGGCCGGCGCTGCGGCGGGTGCTTTCGCCATGGTTGCTTGCCTCTTGATGATCTGCGGGAGTGCTACGACAGCAGCGCGGCCGACCAGTTGAGCGCCGGGGTCGAGCCGCTGGAACCGCCTTTGCGTTTCGGCTGCACAAGGCTTGAGACGAAAATCGCGGCATTGTTTGCCGTGATCGAGAAGGCCGCGTTTGCAACGCCGTTCATCGCCTCGCCGGTGTCGGTCGCGCCCGCACCGATGGCCTTGTAGGGGAACACCTGGACCGTGTTTCCGGTGTCGTTGATGATGAAGACGATCTGCGGGTTGTCGTTAGACAGGACGCTCTTGAGCAGGATAGCCGCGCTCGCGATTGATACCGTGACCCGGTGGAGCTGCCCTTTTGCGACGATGCTAGCTGTTGCCTGCGTCGTGCCGGAGCCGGCGGGAAGGGCGATATCGTCGCCCGCGGCAAACCCCTGACTTCCCAGGATTTCGTAGAGATAGTCGTTGTTGAGGGCTGACATGACGTGACCTCGAAAGAAAAGGCCCCCGAAGGGGCCTTCAGGCAGGGAGGACCGATCAGCAGCCCGGCTGAGTCGTAGCGAGCGGCAGCGGTGAACAGGCGCCGTCGTTAGGCGCGATATACTCGATGATGCCGACGGCAGCGCCCGCGGTCGGGTTTGCCACGGTCGCCGTGAGTTTCACGAACACGTCAAAGCCGCCGTTGCCGCCGGTGGATGTGGTGCCGTTGCCGGTGACGGTCGTACCGAGGCCGCCGGCCGCGACGGTCTGCGCCACCGCATTGCCGGCGGTCAGGATGGTGGTGGCCGCCATCAACTCATTGGCGCTGGTGGACGTGATACCAAACGAGGCCGTCTCCGTGGTGGCGCCGGTAAATGTCGAATAGGTCTGGGTGAAGGCCCGGACCACGAAGGCGTTGTAGGGCAGCGCGCCGACCTTGAACGAACACGTCAGCGAGACGGGGATGCACGAGTTGAAGTTGATGGCAAAACGCAGGTAGTGCGTCTGCTGGGTCGGGAATTGCCGAGGGGCGAAGTTCGCCGGCACGACAAGGGCAAGGGCCGCGGGGCCGAGCAGGACGGCGCCAAGGCCGAGGCCGACCACGAGCGCGGCGGCGCTCTGGCGCATGTAGGACAACGCCCTGCTAAACAGGTTGCGCATGGTGATTTCTCCAGGATGTGAGGGAGCGCCAAGCGTGACGCGTAACGCTTCGCGTCACGCTTGGATGAGGGATCAGCTATCGGCCGCCGATGCGAAGTAGCCCGTGAAGACACCCCATTCCTTGTAGTTTCCGGCGGGGTTCAACTTGGCGATCTTCTTCATGCCATAGGCCATCATCACGCCGACGCCCCGGAAGAACTGATAGTCGTCTTCCTTGAGGAAAGTCGGCATCGGCATGCGGCCCCACAGCCACGCCATCGCGCCCTGGCCGCAGAAGAACACCGGGGCGATCTGGATCGAACCGGAGCCGGCCGTGGTGTAGGTGGTCGGCAGGCGGATATCCATTTCCGGGATCTCGCGGAAGATCATGCCGTTGTAGATCAGGTCGCCGTCCTGGAAGAGCGGGTTCTTGTCGAGGCCGTCTCCTTCGCGGGCGCGCGCCTGGGTGTTGGCGGTGATGATCGTCGTGTCGTTCTGCAGGTCGCGGAAACAGTTTGACCCGACGAACACCACGAAATACTCGCGACCGTTTCTCAATTTGTACGGCCGGATGCGCGGGTTGGCTTTCTTCGCGAGGCGCTTCATCTTCGTCGCCGCGGCCGCGGAAAACGTCATCGCGGACGTGATGTTGGCCGCCGAAGTCGCCCAGTTGCCCGCCGACAGATTGCCCTGCGCGCCGCCGAACAGCACGCGGTCGGCATTGTCCGTCAGCCATGTGTTACGCTGGCCGGCGGTCGCCAAATCGAAGATCGCGCCGTTGACGCGCTGGCCATTGTTGCTGCCGAGGGCCGCGGGAGCGGTGGAAGCAAGAGGCACGGCATAGAACGCATCAATGATTTCGTCGCGCTGCAGCTCCTTGCCCCAGTCGTCCAAGAGCGGGCGGGCCTGGCCGAACAGGTCGATCGATGATTTCTGTTCTTCAGACCGCGGGATCTTGACGGCATTACGTGCCCAGTCGATCCAGGCCCGGTCGCCATAGTTATCGATCGACTCTTCGTTGCCGACCAATGTGCCGGTCGCGGTCGGCTGGTTTTTCAGGCGTGCGATCAGCGGAATGTTGATCTGCTCGCCGCCCTTTTTCAGATCGGTGATAACGCGAATGATCGCGGTCATCTCATTGCCGATGTAGGGCGAGAATAGGTTCTGCCGGATGTATTCCCGATAGACTTCCTTGCGGAAGACGATCAGCTTGTTGTTTGAGCTAACAGTGGTGACGGCCATGGCCGGTCCTTTCGTGGGTCAGGACGGCCGGCCTCCAGGCAACAAAAAACCCGCCACCAGGGCGGGTCATGCTGCCGTGGCGGTGGGCCGTCTGTCAGTCATCCCAGGCTGACGCTGCGATCTCTTCTTCGATGGACTTCGTTGAGCGCCCGCCGCCGCGGCTGCGGGGCGTGGTGTCGCCGCGGTGGGAGGTGCCGCCGGTGGCGGAGTTCAAGGACGGTGGAAGCCGTGTGCGGGTATTGCCACCCCTGACGGCCTCATTGCGCAGGCCGGTGACGATCTCATGCCGGAACTCGGGATCGGCGAGCAGCTCCTCGCGCACCCGCTGCCGGTACGCCGCGGGATCGCTGCCGATCTCGCGCGCCATCTGCTGGCGCTCGTGCCAGCGCATGATGGCTTTGCCCGGGTTGTTGGCGTTGAGGATTTCGGACGTCAGTGCCGGGCTGCGGGCTTCCGCGAGTGCTCTGACCGCCGAGTCCATCGCCTCCTGCCCGTGCTCATCGATGGCATCGGCGAATGAGGCGTTAATGCGCCGCTCGTTGAACTCGCGGGCGATCTGGGCACGTTCGTATTGCAAACGTCCGTCAGGATCGGCGAACAGGTCCGGCGGGGCGTTCGGATCGGGCTGGCCGTCCTGGCGCTGCGCCGGCTGCTGGCGCGTCTGGCGCTCGTAGGCGTCCAGG